TCTCAATTTTTTATTAGTGAGTTCTTACGATCTAATAAAAAAATGGTTTATCTCAATTTTTTATTAGTGAGTTCTTACGATCTAATAAAAAAATGGTTTATCTCAGAGTCTTGCGATCTTAGATACTTGTTAATCTATATTTTCTAACCTTGACCATTTGAATTTGTCCATCAATATTAATATTAATTAATTTGGATTCTTTTGAACCAATTGAATATTTCATAGTTATATTGGATATATTTGGAGGTTGATATGGTAAAAATTCCATTTTATCGTCTAAAATATTATATGGGATAATTTGATCAATTAGATCTTTAGATATTTTAGTTAAACCTAACAGTTCCTCTGTTGTTCTTATTCCATAAAATACAAAAGGTCCTGATAATTGTATTAAAGATAATTTTGGTAAAGGAGTTTCTATTAAAGTAGTTGTATTTAGTAGTTTATTATTTGAATACAAACATAAATTACCCATATATGATTCTAATAAACATTTTAATATATTATCTTTATGTGATAGAGATTTTATTATTGGATACATTTTTTTAAATTCAGGAACAATCTCTAAAAAAGTTTTTTTTTGAATTAGTTTTTTTAAATCTGTATACATTCGCATTGCATCTTTAATAACTTTTGGGTTAATAAAAAATTCATCACAATATTTAGGATAATTGAAACCTTCAGAACTACCTAATGATATTATTTTTCTTTTTGATATATAATCAGTATATCTTTTTTCTGAATTTGATTTAGTATTAATATATTGTGTAAAATCAATAATTTCTGACTGATTAATATTATTAGATTTTAACTCCTGTGAATATTTTTCTAAATAAATTTTATTACCATATTTTTTTACTAGATCTCTAAATTTATCAAATGATTTTTCTACAAAAGTTTTTGAAATTTGAACTTGATTTTTATCATTTGATTCTTTTGCTTGTATAAAAAAATTCATTATTTTTAAATATGAAAATAGTTCAGATTCATTAGATGACCAAAGTCTAATAAAATTATCATAATCATTAAATTTAGGATTTATCTTGCTTTTAGAAACAAATGTTCTATATGATCCAATTGAGTAAAGTAAAGAAAGAATTTTTAAAATATCTTCCACGCAGTTATATCCATGTGCAACTAATAAAGTCTTAATAATTCTAATAATATTCTCTTCATTATTTATTTTTTTAACAAGATAACCAATTGATTCTTCCTCTTTATTTAAAATTGTATCAATATTTATGTAGTATGAAAATTTTTTAATATATTTATAGTCTTCTTCAATATCATCTGAATTAATAGATTTTTCAGTATAAAAATATTTAATATTTAATAATCTTTTTAATGATCTTACTATTTTTTTAGATATATAATAATTTTTAGTTCTATTATTTGTTTTTATAATAATTTCACCAGTAACAACATTTCTTTTTATTAAATTTTCATCTGGATGTATAATATAGAAATCACCATACTTGTCAAATAGCTCTCTAATAGTATAACCATCTTTAAAAGGAGAGATTAATGTTTGTTTCATCATTTGATATGGATTTAAATCTACATTTGTCCTTGCTTCTGAGTATTGATTCATATAAATTTTTTTAATTTTTTCATTTGGTTCCTTTTTTTCATTTTTATCATTTGGTTCATTTTTTTCATTTTTATCATTTTTATCATTTGGTTCTTTCTCAAACTGTTTTTCCCATGTTAGACTAGGATTTTTTAATTTTTTTTGAATAAAATTCATTGGATGTAATTCATAATCATAAATAGGTATATTATTATCTTCTGTTTCACAATGAGTAATTTTAAATAAATCAAAAGTAATATCTGCAGTTACTATTCCATAACGTGGTTTTATATGAGCTCGAGATCCCTTGGCATATGTATAATAAACTGTTCCTGGTGCTACACGACCAACACGACCTCTTCTTTGTAATCTTGATGCTTCTGGTATTGGATCAATTGATTGAGTAACATCAGATTTATCATCATCAAATACTACTGAATTAAAATATCCTGTATCTATAACAAATCTCAAAGTTGGAATAGTAACTGATGCTTCAACAATATTAGTAGCAACTATTATAGCAATTGTATATGTACCAGGACTTACTTTTATAGGAGCAGATATATTTCCATTAATTACATCAAGTATTTGTGATTTTGAATATGTAAATTTTGATAAATTTTTATGTATATTTTCAATCTGATCAAACCAATTGCCAGGTTTATTTTTCAAATCTGCATATAGTGGTAAAGCTATTGCATATGATGGTGATGAATTATTAATTGCTTCTATAATACTATTTACTGACATAACAGTAGTTGTAAAAAATAAAACATCTCCTGTTGTATTCTTTTTTAAAATCTCATCAAGTATTTTTAATCCTGCAGCTTCTGCCTCTTGATAGTTTTTTGTATCAGTTTCCAAGTATTTATCAACAAGTTTATATTTTGTAGTAAGACCTGGTGGAGATATATGATATCTTCTATCTACAACAATCTTGTCAAGAACATGTGTTTCATCTTCCGAGTTCGAGTAATTATTTAAATATTCAAGTTTTGTCATAATTGGAGATATAGGATAACCATAATTATCATCTAAAATCCTATAGTATCTTCTGTATATGTACTCGTCATCATTCATAGTTGCTGATGTAATTATTAGCTTGACTTGGTTATTTATATTTACAACGTTTCTCATAAATGTTAGAATCAAATCCATATTAATAATATGCATATGTGCTTCATCAACAATAACAACATCATATAAATTTTCCATTGTAATCTGGTTGTATTTAGTGTCTTTAAATCTTTTTAAGTAAGGATTTTTAATTATCTCATCAAATAAAGTACGATCAGTTACTTCTTTTATATATGTTTGTGAACCAGCAATTAAATGTTTTTTATCCTGAGTAGAGTACTGTAAATATGGACTAGATGTAAGATAACCATTAATTTCTATTGGTACTCCCAAGTTAGTTGCTATTATTTTTGCATTATTTATTGTTGGAATAACTGTAGGTTGAGTTGATACAACACGTCCTGAAAAATTTAAATTTACTGCTTTGACCGCATAGTATAACAGTTTGGGAACTTCTGTAGATTTACCTTGTCCAGTAGCACCTGTCACAAATATAACTCTATTTGAAATAAAATGATGTAAAAAATTTATTTGTGAAACCCAATTCATTGCAAATGAATAATACCATGGTTCATTATCTTCAAATGTTATTTCAAACCAGTTAGATTCTTTTCCTTTTTTATTATATATTTCAAGATTAGAATATTTATCTCCTGTCAAATAGTAATAAGAATCTGCTAAAATAGACTTGAGTTCTGGTTTGGAAAACTTTTTTTTAAGTAACTTTTTAATATTTATCTTTCTTACTGTTTCTGACTCCCCAAGTAGATTTTCGTCAGTTATACTTGGATCTATTTCAAACCTATTTAGTAGACCAAGTTGAATCCAACTAGTAAATACAATGTCTTTCAAATTAGATAAAAAATATTCAGTAATATATTCTTGAATTTTTTGAACAGGAATTAGTGACCCATAGGTCTTCCTAAGTACATTCCCTATTTTAAAATCTGTCGTCTCTTCACGATTTATTATTTTAATAAACTGTATTTTTTGTTCTGGAGATAGATTTCTTGCATCTGCAACTTGTACACTTCCATTAGCTGGTACACCCATAAATTTTATTGCAATTGATTTTGCATAGTTATATATATTTTTATATGTGGGATAGTATGTTATACCATCAATTATAGTTTTATTACCAGAAGAATCTGAATTAAACTTTACTTCTGGATCAATAATAATTTTATTTTTATCAGTTTTAATTATATTTTTACCATACCATGTTAGTTTAAATTTTTGTATTTGTTCTGTTAAAAACTCGTATATTACTTCAAAAGGTAGTATAGCAAATATTTTTAGCTTGCTAATATACTCAAAATATAACTCTTTACCATAATCAATTTTTGATAAATCTAATAATGTTATATTATCTTCATCAGATTCTAATAAATTATCATCATCAACACTTGTATCATTTAATCCGACTCTTCTTAAATTTTTATAAAGTTCTTTATAATCATATGAATATTCTTCAGCAATTTCATCTGTACAAAATTTTTGATCAAACTTAACAACAAGCAATTTGATAAAATTAGCGTATTCTGATAATGGATTTGAAATAACTTCTGCGATAATTTTATTCCATTGAATTTCTATCTTTTTTCTTTCTTTAATATCTATTATATCATAAATTGTTATTGAATATAGATATTTAATTGGAACAATCAAATCTATCATTTGAATATACATTGTAGGGCGTATTGATTCTTTTCCTGATTCTTGTTTTTCATAAAGCAACCATTTAACACCAGACTTGTAAATTTCTCCAAATAAAAATACATAAATTGTATTAAATACATCTCCTGCCCCTATACCTCCATATGCTCTTAGTTTAGAGTCTAATTCTAAATTCCAAAAATCAAAATCATATGATTCTGTACCATCAAAACCAGGACACATAAACTTTTTTTTTGTTGAATTCCATTCCATACTTTGTTTGTACTTGCTAGATAGTTTATATTCTGATAATGTAATTGGTATTATATTAATCCAATTAACATATAATCTAGAAATAACTTGATCAATAGTTGAAAGTACTAGTTTGAATGATATTTCTAAATCATAAACTGAATATTTATATTCATAATATCCATCTGCATCTTTTATATAAAAATTCTCTTTTAAATACTCTATATAACTGGGATCACTTAAAGCTAAATTTACATCAACATATCTTGAAAATTGAAAGTTTGATATGATATAATTATTTGAATTAATATTTCCAGATCTTTTTTTACATGTAATATCTTCTAGTTTAACTATTAACTTGTATAGCTCATAATTATCTCTATCATCAATATAAGGTAGTAACAAATACATTATTGAAATTATATCTCGAGATTGATTTTGAGATAGTTGCCTGAAAAAATCATTAATTGTAGATTTTGTAAATCCTAATTTACATCCAATACAATCAATTAAATATATAGTAAATAGTTTAATATATTTTTTATGTCCAGTAATTAATTTAATAAAGATACTATCAATTACCCCATCAATATGATATTGCATCTGTTCTGTTAATAAATAAATTTTATATTCAGCCATTTAATATAACATATAAAAATATTTTATCTAAATTTATTTTAATATGAAACATATTGAAATAAATGTTATACAACTTCTTCTCATGATTATATTTATTTTTTTATTCACATACTTATGGCTTCCAAAAATAAATATTAATAAAACTGCTGAATATAAAAAACTTGCAATTAAATATCTTGATTTACTCGATGAAAAAAATTACTGGCAGAATTTATACACACAATTTGTTACTCCTGGATCTAATAATATGTCTCAACCATTACAATTAGGTGAAACTTCTATTGGATCTAAAACATCTGCACATTCTGGTTCAATCACACCTAGAAATATTGATTCAAATGATAATGCTCTAATTAATCAATTCTTTTATTAATTTCTATTCTTTTTCCCCTTTTTACTCTTTATTTCTTGAAATTCTGGTTCAACAACTGCTTCTGGTTCAACAACTGCTTCTGGTTCAACAACTGCTTCTGGTTCAACAGCTGCTTCTGGTTCAACAGCTGCTTCTGGTTCAACAACTGCTTCTGGTTCAACAGCTAGTTCTTGTTCAACAACTGGTTCAACAACTGGTTCTGATTCAACAACTGATTCAACAACTGGTTCTTGTACTGCTTGTTCAATAACTGGTTCTGAAATATTTTCTACTTGAATAGAAGAAGTAGAAAGTGACTTGTTAATTTTGTTAAGCAGGTGAATTCTATGCATTATAAGATAATAGTATAAAATTATTTTTAAATCTTTTTATTTAAATAATAATAATAAATTATTTAAATAAATAATAATTTATTATTATTATTAATGGGTAAAAAAAATAAAACGTCTAAAAAATCTGAGTCATTAGATATTACTATAAAAATGTTAGAAGATCCAAGAATTACAACTAAAGATATTGAACTATATAATCTAGTTTTGCAAGATTTTCCATTATCACAGATTAATGACCCTATTTCAATATATAATTCAAAAACAGCTGCTCTAGAAACATATAATAAATATATAAAGAGAACATTAGAGACTCCTGGATTAACAGAAGAACAAATTAAAAAATGTTTATTAAATTCTTATGTGAGATATTATACTCATATGCTTGGGTTTAATAGCTAGTTGTGATCGCAAAACTCTGAGATAAAAAATTGAGATAAACCATTTTTTTATTAGATCGTAAGAACTCACTAATAAAAAATTGAGATAAACCATTTTTTTATTAGATCGTAAGAACTCACTAATAAAAAATTGAGATAAACCATTTTTTTATTAGATCGTAAGAACTCACTAATAAAAAATTGAATTTTTAATCTATTTATTTATATTAATTAAGTTTAAGTTAATATGAAAAAACTAATTTTTGATCCTGTACACAATCATATTGAAATAGATAGGGAACTAATACAAATTATTGATACTCCTGAATTTCAACGATTAAGAAATATAAAACAGTTAGGGGTTGCATATCATGTTTTTATTGGAGCATCACATAATAGATTTGAACATTCGATAGGAGTTGCATATCTTTGTGGTTTACTTATGGAAAATATTAAAAAAAAACAACCTGAACTATATATTTCAGATCGAGATATTATTCTTGTTAAAATTGCTGGTCTTTGTCATGATTTAGGTCATGCTTGCTATTCACATTTTTTTGATGATTATTTTTTAAAGTCAAAGTTAACAGGTACTCCAAATGAACAATGGATTCATCACGAGTTCAGATCTGAAGTTCTTCTCAAACATATTATTTCCAAATATAAACTAGCATATACTGAAGATGAAATAGAATTTATTTGCGAGTTAATTAATTCCAAACGTAGACCTAAGAAGCTACCTAAACACCGAATTAGAAGACCAGAGTTTATGTATGAAGTTGTATCAAATGGAAAATCAGGATTAGATTGTGATAAGATTGATTATTTGTTGAGAGATACAAAGAATATTGGTTTAGGATCATCATTCGAGTATAATAGATTATTTTCACAAGCTCGAGTAATTCAAGATACAATCTGTTATCCGTACAAAGAAGTTTATAATATATATGAACTATTTCATTCTAGATTTAAAATGCATAAACAAATTTATCAACATCCTGTAATTAATCAAATTGATTTTATGATTTTGGATATATTAAATGAAGTTGATGAAGAATTTGGAATATCAACAAACATAACTGATATTGATAAATTTGTATCATATACAGATTGTCTAATAGACCGAATAAAATACACAACAACAAATCCAATTGCTAAAAATATTTTATCACGAATAGATATGCGAGAATTATATCAATTTGTTGGAGAAATTATTTTTGATGGTAAAAATGAAGATGTTGTTCAACAGATTGAAGGATTTAAAAATTTAGTTGTTGCAAAAAATTTAGAATCTGATATAATTATAACTAAATTTAACATTAATTTTAATCTTAAAAATAAAAATCCAGTTGATGAAATTTATTTTTACACAATATCTGAACCAAATACCAAATATAAAATTAAAAAAAAGATGGTATCTTTATTACTTCCATCTGTATTTGAAGAAACTATTTATCGTGTAATTATTAGAGAAAATAAAATTATAAAAGATGGAGATGTTGATATTTTACTGAAAGACTTGGTAAAATCACATATTAACTTTGGATAAATTTAAATTATGTAGCTCTTGAGCTTTTTCAAGTCCAAATTTAATTAAAAACATCCCATCTGGAATTTGCTGTAGTACACGAATTTTAAAATATTTTTCAGTCTCATCTATTGCTTCCAACAATAACATTTTTTTATTTAACATTGCATATACTACAGATCTATCAAAATCATATGCAGTTAATAAATCAGCTTCTCTTACTATATTATATGCCAGTTGATCTAGGGGATTTGTAAATTGAGCAAAACCAACTTTTTTTATTTTAGTATATGATATTGTTGTAATTATTTTGCAAATTAAATCTATGGAGTTCTGGTCTAAATGTAAATCCCCATGTAGAAACTTTACTATACGTTCAAGTCCAACTTCTTCTTCTATATATTTATAATCACACATATCATGTAAAGCAGCCGAGTACATAATTATCTGGTACTTGGATTCTAATTCAGGATTTGTATTCAACTCATCCTGATATATCTGTTCAGCATATCTGAACACATCTATAGAATGTTTTAATCCATGTGATTCATCTATACTATACTTTTCACATGTATCAATAACAAATTGAAAAATCTGATTTATATAGTTATTCATTAGCTATATAAATAGAGTATATCTTTAACTCGGGTTGAAAAATAAATTAATTAGTTTGCACAATACTCTAAAAACTGATCAAATGTTTTTACTGTAAACAATACTCTAAAAACTGATCAAATGTTTTTACTGTAAACAATACTCTAAAAACTGATCAAATGTTTTTACTGTACCTAATGTAAAATTTTCTTTATCAAGCAAAACTTTTGAAGGAATTTTACTAATAAACTCTTTTGATAGAATACCAAATCTTTCATATAATCTTATCTTTGACCATGGAACTATTGTTGCTTGATCTGGATGTTCCCAAAATGTTTTTCTATAAGATCTATCAAAAATTGTAAAACATATTGGAATATGAGGTACATACATTATCCATCCTCTGGTATATAGTCTAGCAAATATATCCATCTCTTCACCAAAAAATAAGAATGGTGTATATGGATCATAAGGAGCATCAATTAACATCTGAGATGGTCCAAATGCAAAACATCCAGACCAACCTTTTGATTCTTGAGGTTTTACCATCAAGGTTGAGTATTTTGAATTATATCTATCAAATCCATCTGTTTGATCTATACTTTCCACATACATTGGACCTCTCAAAGGATTTATTTCTATTTCACCTGTATTAATATTAAATGTTGATACATAGTTAGTTAAACATACTAATGAATCTCCCTTAAGGCTTTGAGCTTGTTTTAATTCTCCAATACATTTGATATCCCAAGATTCAACAAATCTTGTATGCGAATCAATCTGTAAATAATACTCTTCTCCATCCCACATTTGATTTATACAAAATCGAGCCCAACAAGGCCCTTTTGCTTCAGTATTAGGTATTTTTATATATTTAATAGTTGCACCACGAGTTTTTGTTGTAACACATTCAGTATCTGATAAATCATTTTGTTGACAAATAACAACAACTAAATTTTCTGGATTGGATGCTTTAGAAATTGCATCTAGTACTGTTAAAGGACATTGAGGGTCTCTATATGAAGCAACTGATAAAAAAATTTTACTATTTGATTTAATTTGATTTGAATTAAATATTTTATAGTTAATACCTTCAGAAAAGTATTGTGATAAATTTGGAGGAATTGGTGTAGATTTTTTAGATTCGCTGATAGTCTTAATTGTGTTTATATTAGTAAAAAACTCTTGAAACAAAATATTACTTCTAGTTCTACAACTAAATGTATAAAGAAAAAAAAGTATTATAATAATAAGTATAATATTTAAATTCATATTATTATAATACTGATAAAAAATTAAATCCTTGTATATAATATAATGGAAAATTTATTTGCCATCAGTATAATTCTATTTGTGCTATTTAATGTGTTTGGTAGTGAAAAAATTAAATCAACTAAAAAATCAACTAAAAAATCAAATAAAAAATCAACTAAAAAATCTATAAATGATTTAGAAGAAAAACAAAAATATATTGCAGAAACTATTAATAATATTTTATCAAATAAAGTACCTGAAGAGGAAGAGGAAGAGGAAGAGGAAGAGGAAGATGAAGATAAAGATGAAACAAA